TTAGCCAGTTTTTGTTCGTCCATTGTTAGCATTGCATTAGTAGCATCTGACATCTTTGTGATTTCAGTAAGCTTAGTAACACGTTCTTCATCAATGGCTTTACGCGCCTCTCCGAGTTCACGACCCTTTTTAGAGAGTGAAGCATCTGTCTGATAGCCTTTAAGCAGATCAGCAAATGAGACTTCCATTTCTTCCCCATCAATTTTGACAGAGACCTTGGCATCTAAGTCTAGATCATCAACAGTAAACACAGTGGCTTCTTGGGTAGGGGCTTCCGCGCCATCCTCATCTTCTGTCTCTTCTGTATCTTCCTCAGACTCTTCATCGCTAACGGCGGCATCTGCTACATCTGGGTCTTCCTCAGCAGTTGCTTCCGGATCCTCGTACTCGATCTCCTCTTCTGGTAGCGGCACATAATCATCCCGAAGAAATTCGGTATTAGATAGTACGGCATCTAGGAGTTCTTGTTCGCTTGGACCAGCAGAACTGGGAACATCATCCGGTGTGGGTAGAGATTCATTTTGTTCTGACATGTTATATTATCCTTCTTTTTTAGCCGCAGGCTTAGTTGCCTTTGGTACGGATGTTTCTTTCTTGGAGGTGTATCGATCCAGTAGACCGTGCATAGCTCCAAGTTGATTGCAATTCAGTTTAGCCTTACCTGGAGATCGCATAGAATCGTACTCTAACAGGTTAATCATATTTTCAATATTAGCTATCAACTGCTCGTAATCGATATTATTCATTGTGTATTGTCCTCAATGTATGGTACGTTTTTTCCGTATGTTTCAAAGTTAATCAACTTCTGTTTAACATCCCCCAGCGCAAGGGCTGAGTTGTAAATAAACTCCCGTGTCTTAACTTCATGTGGATCTGTGCCTAACCAGGCAGTAAAGTATTGCACCATCAACTCCCCATAGGCTTCATTAAAGAAACCCTCTCGTTGTTGAGAAGAGAATTGCGCACGTACAAGTGCTTCCTTTGCTATCAGATCCGGATGTGTATTTCCTTTCAGCATCTTCTCTGCTGCAACTTTATACTTTTCCATCTTGTTTCCTTATTAGTTATAATTATTTAGACCTATACTTAGAAGTCTTAGCGGCTATCTTTTTAGGTTGAGCAACGTATTGCTTACCTTGTTTATCACCCTTGCGTTTAGCCGCACTTGTCGCAGAGTATTCCTTTGAGGTTAAAGCTTCCCTTGCTTTCTTAGGGAGATACCTTTCACCTGTAGCCCCCTTTCCCTGAGTAGAGTTCTTACCACTCTTGGTACCCCATTTCTCACCAGTCCACTTATCTAAGCTTGTTTGGGATTTTTTCTTAGGCACGATAACCACCTCCAGCTTTCTTGTATTCACTAGCTAATAGCTGTGCTTTACGTGCAGACCATTGACCTGCACTTCCACCTTTAGATCCAGCCTTAATCTTATTGAATAGGTTTTTTCGCATAGTTGGTTTAGTGTAGTTACCTGCTTCATTCACAGTTGATTTTTTCTTTACCATTTTTCTTTATCCGCCCAATATGCAGCAGACATCTTACCCTTTGAGATGTTCTTTCCATGACGTGCTTTAAAGCTTGCACGTTTAGCTTTCATCTTATCAGATTCACCGGATTTAGGAGCACCTGCTGTTGACGCACCTTGCTCCCCAAACCTAATAGTTTTAATTGTCTCACCTTCTTTAGCAACAACAACATGTGACTTGGTTGGGTGTGATGGGGTACGTTTAGGTTTATTGTACCCAGATACACCAGCATTAGTTAGCCTCGAGTCTTTTTTCTTTGGCATCAATTAAACTCCTTATGTAAAGAATAGCCATTCTTTTATTACAAGTTATTATGACTACTTTATCATCCTCATCATAACACACATATTTATTATTTTTATTTTGGAATAACCTCAAAGCAATATACCGCTGTTGTACTGTTAGTTACTAGAACTAAAGACTTATCTCTTTCTTCTTTACAAACATCAAACGAATTATACTGACCTAAGATATAGTGGTCTAATTTATTATTAGTAAACATAAACCAAACTAAAAACCACATTACCATCTCCCCTGACTTTTACCTAGAAAATACATAATGACAATTAAAATACCAGTACCTGCGCACATGGCTAGAATCCAAACAACCGCAGTTACAGCGTTGTCAAACATCTCTTGTTTTTTATATGCCTCTTCTTTCCTTATCTTTCTCATCTGAGCCTCAATAGATAAAACCTCTTCCCAAGCAGATGGTCCGTAGGTCCAAGAGATGTGATCCTTAATCTCTTTCCGCATCTGCTCCATCTTTTTTTTCTGCGCAAAGATTTCAATTGCATTTGCACTATTGTCAGATAACATCTTGTACATTGGTGGGTTTTTTGTTTTTTCTTCTGCATATTGAAAGTCAGAGAAAGCTGAACCCCACTTAGCTAAGGTGCCACTCATTTCTTGAATGTCCTTGCCAGCACTTATTCCTTGTTTTAAAATATTAAAAGCTGAGGTGGCTAGTCCTACTGCTGTGAAAGGATCAATCATAGTCTAACCTCCTTGATTAACTACCTAGGATCCCCTATGCGAGAAATGTTTTCCATCATAATTCTTATGGATTTTATATTCTCATCGATCCTAGCTAAGGTTAAAGCTTGAGACTGTACTGTTTGTTCTATTGTGTTCAGTCGTGTATCCTGTCTTAAAAGTTCTTTCTCATTGTTTTGTATGCTGTGATCTAAAGAAGATACATACCACACTAGGGCAATGGTTTGTAAAAATATACCCACAACAAAAGTCAGTGGTACCGACTTAGACAGGTGCCACTCTTGACTATTCTCATCACTCATTTAGTAAACCCCGCTCCAAAATACAGGCCAACAATTGCTGACACTATGTGTGTATCTAACGGAGTAATCACAAATCCCGTAGCTGATTGCCACTGAACTGTTCCATCACCACCAAATAACCAATTAAATAAACCACCGTGAACTTCGGTGTATCCTACTATAACACTAACCTCTGGGTACCATACTGCCACAAGTTTTGGCAATACAATGATAGCAAACACAGCAGACAATGCAATTATCCTTCGAGTCCATGCGAAGTGGGAATCAGTCTTCCCATGCTCTCTTGCTTCTTGTTGTCCAGCTATAAGCAGTTTTTGTTGCTCTGCTTTATTTTTATTATTCTGACCCCAAATAGACATAACCCCACCTAAGATGGTGGAGAAAAGCATTGTGATTAGTTCTAAAGGTAATCCAAACATTTCTCCACCTCTTATTCGTTATGCTTCTCCTGCAATCATAGCCCTTGCAAGAGTTGTTATCTGGTTAAAGTCAGGACGCATTGGAGGTTCAATACCTTCTTTACGAGCCTTTATGTCAATCTCTGCCCACTGTTGGAAATGCTTATCAATAGAGATAGCCAACTGTTTAGTATTATCATCTACAGTGTTCTTAGATTGTGCGTTGGTAAATGTCACATTAGCCTCAGCCAGTGATGCATCTGCTTCCGCCTTTCGCTGTAACAGAGCATTATCCTTTTGTCCCTTCTCAGTTTGTTGTTTAACAGTTTCTATAGCTTTCTGTTTAAACTCATCTGTTGTATAGTCTTCCAAATAATCATTACTATCAATACCCATAGATTCTATGAGTTTTGTAGCTAAGATGGCAGGGGCTTCTGGACGAATAACAACACCCTGACCCTGACTGTTAAGACTTGGGAGAACTGTTCCGCCAAGCATCTCAAACTTCTTAATCATATTTGCATTTGAGTTTTCACCAATATCCAGGAACACCTCTACATCCATACGGGATGGTAGGGCCATGATATCTATCTCAGCAAATACACCTTGGTAACTAAACTTGGAATGAGTCTTCAAGCATTTCCGCATTGTCTTATACACACCTGTACACAGCCGCTTCATACCTGTCTCTGCAAACCTACGAGCAATGTGCTGTATACGTTTCTGAGATGCAGACTGAACTGCTGCTAACTTCTGCTCACTATTACCAGACACGTACAGGGAATCGTTAAGACCTTGTGCAGCCTTAGACATACCAGTCGCTTGTTCTTTGATTGTCTGTAAGTGTGAGAGTAGTGGTACAGTACCTGAGCTAATTGCCTCTGGAGGCATTGAAGCCACAGCACCATTAGGATTACCGTTAGTTGGGATGATTTGTTTTGGTCTCATGTTTTGGAGAGCAGAGAAATCAACAACGTTTGGATCAGCAAGCTTTGGTGAATAGTTTGTAAGATATGTATTCTCAACAAACCCACGAAGGATTGCAGTAGATGCCAATGTAGATGAACGTGTAAAATCAGCAATAGACAAACCATAAAACTCATATGGGATATCGATAGGTGAAAGACAAGCAACTGGAATCATATCCACATCTTGTTCATACAAAACTGTATCACCTGCAACAATGAAGTGCTTAAGTTCAGCAACTCCATCACCATCACGGTCAACGTTAATCCAACACTCTGTGATAGTAACTTCCCGATTAGCTTCTAATGCTGTGATGTCATCAGTCATACGACCTTGTAGGTAACTCTGACCCGTCACTAGCTTACGGGCTGCAATGTCTTCTGCATAGCTACCATTACCATCCCAAGTCGTATCATCCCCAAGCTCATCCCATTCATCTTCACCAATGTTGTCTGCAACATCAGGCCACATCTTACGGATCTCTGAGCGGGTTAGGATTGTCTGGATACCTACGAAACTAGCATCATCAATTGACTTAGCATCACGAGAGATCCTGAAAGACTCTGGTGGGATGTTCTCAATCTTCACACGAGAGTTATCATTCTTACGACGAATACGTACATCAACATAAACCAACTCAGCATCTTGCTGTCCGGTCTCCATGTTCAACTCACCTAACTCATTTTCATAATTTAGGTTACCAATGATCTCAACTCCTTCTTCAGCAAGGAGGATATCCAACTGGCCTTGAGAGATCTTCTCGTATTCTTCAAACTCGTAGTCGTAACCCTCTACATAGTCCCACCGAACTATACCATTCTTCCACAATAGAGCACTTTTTATCCAGGTTTGGATAAGTTCCCACCCATTATTCTGCTTAAAGATAGCATAATTGGTAATCATAGAGGCATCCCTAGCACTCTTAAAAGAGCCTGGAGAGTTGTCATATGGTACGAATCTAGCCAATCTTCCGTTGTTTAGGAACAGATCAGACAAGATTGCAGTGTATGCTTCTACTGTTTCTGTGGTAGATGTGTCAACAATACTAGATACACCCTGAGGTGCTAGGTGATCTGCAGCAATACCTGCAAACTCATACGTAGATCGTTGACGTTCCCGTGTCATATCAGAGGAGTTTAACCATTCCCCTGTAGAGTTCTGAATACCAGTCTCAATCAAATTGATTAGACTATCATCAGACACCTTTTCTTTATACTTATTACCAG